TAATGGCAGAGTTGAAACGTCTAATCCGCGACGGCGCAACCGATGCCACCATTGTGGAAACCCAAGCGGCTGACCTACTGGCGGAACTATCGGCGGAATCGAACCCGGCCCCTGCCATTGTGGAATCGGCGCAGGATGAACCCCACCCAGCCCCCACCCCCCAGGCGCTGCATTCGGAGTCCCGCGCACATATGCATACTATCCCACCCGAACGATCTGATTCAGAACCCATTTCTTCAGACCCCCACCCCTCTTTGAACGATCCCGGATGGACACCCACCCCTTCAGATGGGAAGACCCCCCCGTCATCTTCTATTTAGGTACCATAGATGTGGGGGTGGTAACGTTACCACATGACATAAAGTGCTTTAGGAAACGCTCGTAAGTCCTTGATTTTTCGTGGTGGGGTGGTAACGTTACCAGATGACACAAAATGGTTGAAGAACAGAGTGCTAAGTTGTTGATTTTGAAGGGAAAAGACGCGATTCGTCGGCCAAAAGTGGTGGTTGGGGCGAAGGAGATGAGGCGTGTTTGGGGGGAGAGGGGTGAGTTGGAGGTGGGTATGAGTCCGGCGCAGAGGGAGGTGTTTTTGGTGGTGGATGAGTGGTGGAAGAAGTATGGGTTTGCGCCTTCGTTGAGGGATATTGCGTATGTGCGGGGGAAGATGGGGTTGGGGAATACGAAGAAGATAGTGGATAGGTTGGTGGAGTTGGGGGCGTTGAAGAGGTTGGATGGCCGTCGGAGGTCTGTTCGGCCTGTGTATGTGAACTTTAAGCACATCGAATGAAGTTAGAAGAGTTGATTGATAGGTTGCCTGTGGCGGAGCAGGAGGCTTTGTTGGCTCAGGTGGCTGAGTACAAGGATGCTTTGGAGAGGGAGAAGTGTCAGAAGTCGTTCATGCACTATGTGAAGACGATGTGGCCGGGTTTTGTGCATGGGAGACACCATGCTTTGATGGCCAAGAAGTTTGAGGAGATCGCGGATGGGAAGGTTAAGAGGCTGATCATCAACATGGCCCCCCGTCATACGAAGTCTGAGTTTGCGAGTTATCTGCTTCCTTCGTGGTTTTTGGGCCGGTTTCCCAATAAGAAGGTGATTCAGACGAGTAACACGGCTGATTTGGCTGTGAACTTTGGCCGCAAGGTCAGAAACTTGGTGATGAGCGAGCAGTATGCGGGCGTTTTTCCTGATGTTTCGCTCAGGCAGGACTCGAAAGCCGCTGGCCGGTGGGCTACTAACAAGAATGGGGAGTATTTCGCCATTGGTGTGGGGGGAACGGTCACGGGTAAGGGCGCGGATTTGCTGATCATTGATGATCCGCACTCGGAACAGGAGGCTGCACTGGCTGCTGGGAACCCGGAAGTGTTTGACAAGGTGTATGAGTGGTACACCTCTGGTCCAAGACAGCGTTTACAGCCTGGTGGGGCGATTGTGGTGGTGATGACGCGGTGGTCTGAGAAGGATTTGACCGGGCGGATCATCAAGGATGCGGCTTCTCGGGACAAAACCGAGGAGTGGGAGGTGATTGAACTCCCGGCGATCATGCCTTCTGGCAAGCCTTTGTGGCCGGAGTTCTGGTCTTTGCCGGAATTGGAGGCTTTGAGGGAAGAACTCCCCCCGGCCAAGTGGAATGCTCAGTATCAACAGACCCCTACTGGCGAAGAGGGAGCGATTGTCAAGAGGGAGTGGTGGAATGTCTGGGAGAAGGACGATCCTCCTGCATGTGAGTTCATCATTCAGTCGTGGGATACCGCGTTTACAAAGTCAGAACGGGCCGACTTCTCGGCTTGCACGACTTGGGGCGTGTTTCACAAGGATGAGAACGAAAGAGACCCTCATTTGATCTTGTTGGATGCGTTTCAGAAGCGGATGGAGTTCCCTGAACTCAAGGACAAAGCCTTTGACATGTACAAAGAGTGGGAGCCGGACGTGTGTCTGATCGAAGCCAAGGCGGCAGGGGCTCCGCTTGTGTACGAACTTCGGGCGATGGGGCTTATCGTTTCTGAGTACACCCCTACCCGGGGGACCAAGAAGATCCCTAACGACAAATTTGCCCGTTTGAACTCAGTAGCGGATATATTTCGCTCTGGAAAGGTCTGGGCTCCAGACAGGAGATGGGCCAGGGAAGTGATTGAACAGATGGCTTCGTTCCCAAATGCGGATCACGACGACTTGGTGGACTCAACAGTCCAAGCCATGCTGCGTTTCCGAGCAGGTGGCCTGATCAAACTGGAATCGGATGAGAACGATTCCTCCCCCGTTCAGCCCCGTAGGGCTGCGTACTACTGAGGATTTATATGGCAACCAATATCGACCCGGCAATGGTTCCCCTTCTCCCAGAAGAGATGGGAGATGAACCAATGGTTGAGATTGAAATTGAAGATCCCGAATCTGTCAAGATCGGGATGGGTGGTTTAGAGATTGAGTTGGAGCCTGCGGCTGAAACCGCCGAAGACTTCGATGCCAACCTCGCTGAATACATGGACGACGGAGACCTCCAGGGTCTGGCCTCTGAACTGATCGGTCTTGTAGATGCGGACATCAACTCCCGCAAAGACTGGGCAGACATGTACGTCAAAGGACTCGAAGTCCTGGGCATGAAGTACGAAGAAAGAGCAGAACCTTGGCTTGGAGCCTGTGGCGTTTACTCTCCAATCCTGACCGAAGCGGCCATTCGTTTTCAGTCAGAGATGATCACCGAGACCTTTCCGGCTCAAGGCCCGGTGAAAACTCAGATCATTGGTGAAGTTACTCGCAAAAACGAAGATGCGGCAGAACGTGTCCGTGATGACATGAACTACCGCCTGACAGACGAGATGATCGAGTACCGTCCCGAGCATGAGCGGCTTCTGTACTCCCTCGGTCTGGCCGGTGCAGCATTCAAAAAGGTTTACTACGATCCGACCATTGGACGCCAGACAGCCCCGTACATTCAGGCAGAAGACCTGATCATTCCCTACGGCGCTGCCAATGTTTACACCGCAGAGCGCGTCACCCATGTGATGCGTAAGACGGAGAACGATCTCAACAAGTTGATGGCCGCTGGCTTCTACCGTCACACCGAACTGGGTGAGCCGGTCAGAATTTTCACGGACATCGAGAAGAAGAAGGCAGAGGAGCAGGGCTACACCCTTACCGATGATGATCGGTATCAGGTGCTTGAGATTCACGTTGATTGGAATCTGAAGGGCTATGAAGATACGGATGCTGAAGGCGAAGAAACGGGTATTGGCCTCCCCTACGTCATCACCATCGAACGAGGTACCTCAACGGTTCTATCAATCCGACGGAACTGGGATGAGCGAGACCCCCGAAAACTCAAGCGACAGCACTTCGTTCAGTACACTTATATCCCTGGCTTTGGTGCTTATGGCCTTGGCTTCATTCATATTGTTGGTGGCTATGCTCGTGCAGGGACCGCAATTATTCGCCAGTTGGTGGACGCAGGCACACTCAGCAATCTGCCGGGTGGACTTAAAACAAGAGGTCTCCGTGTCAAGGGCGACGACACGCCTATCGCACCAGGCGAGTTCCGAGATGTAGATATTCCCTCCGGGGCGCTGCGTGACAACATCATGCCGCTGCCGTACAAGGAGCCGAGCCAAGTTCTAGCGGCTCTCCTTGAAAAGATCACCGATGAAGGCCGTCGCCTGGCGGCTATTGGTGATTTGAAGTTCAGCGACATGTCGTCCCAAGCACCAGTTGGTACGACGCTGGCTCTGCTTGAGCGGCAACTCAAGACGATGTCTGCTGTTCAGGCTCGCGTGCATGCAAGCCTGAAGATGGAGTTCAAACTCCTGAAGCAGATTATCCGGGACTACATGCCGCCGGATTACTCCTACATCCCCGTGGGAGGAGACCGTGCTGCCAAGCAGGAGGACTACGATCTTGTTGAGGTGATCCCGGTCTCTGATCCAAACGCCGCCACGATGGCGCAGCGGATCATGCAGTACCAAGCCGCTCTCCAGTTGGCCCAGGGCGCTCCTCAAATCTATGACCTGCCCAACCTGCACCGGCAGATGTTGGAAGTTCTTGGCATCAAGAACGCAGAGAAGTTGGTTCCGGTCGAGGAAGATCAGAAGCCCCGTGACCCGATCAGCGAGAACATGTCGTTCCTGACCGGTAAGCCAACCAAGGCATTCATCTATCAGGACCATCAGGCTCACATCGCCACCCACATGGCGCTGATGCAAGACCCGATGGTGGCTCAGATGATTGGACAGTCTCCGATGGCACAACAGATGGGCGCAGCCATCATGGCTCACGTCGCAGAGCACATGGCCTTTGCATACCGTCAACAGGTCGAAGAACAGTTGGGCG